TGTGGGCGGAGTGAAAACCAAGACAAGTATCTTCAACAAATGTTGTCCATTATCGATAGGTTCCTCAAGGCGCATGACGAGTGGATGAAAATTCGTAATCCCAAAGAAGTTATGCGCCAAATGTTCAGCTCAACGTTTCTGCGCTGGACAAAAAATATGATGACCTATTATGTCACAAATCTTCAAGAAAAATCATTTCGTATTCGACAATCTATTGATGAATATTTTGCTGGAAACATTAGCCAGCAACTCCTCATGCGGAGATTGTCCGAGATTCTCGATGATCTCGGTGCTGAACATATCGCCGAAAAAGGTGTTGCGGAGTTGCGAGAAATTCAAAAACATATTGAAAAAGAATTTAAAAAAGGAACATTGGGAAAAACAATTAATCAACCAACTCTGACTTCTGTATAAAAAAACCCCGGCAACAAACGTTACCGGGGTTTTTTGTATATTATGACGTAAGTAGAAATTTATATTTTTGCTACGTCAATTTTTGGCTTAGTATCCGATGAAATACCGCTACCGCCGCCTGTCTGTTGTTTGGTTTGTAACGTTGGAACAGTCGGAGGGATACGTGGTGTGGACAGAATATCGAGAGCAAGAAGATTGGCCTTAATGCTTGTTGTCGCATTGAGCCAATCAGAAAACAGCTTCATCATTTTATCCGAAAATGTGTGCTTATCCCGTTCTCCGAAAAAAACCCCCTGGATAATAAGCTGCAATTTATTCGATACTTCTGTGATCTTATCATCATTAAAATAAGTATCAATAAGCTCCTTTGAAAGATCACGAACAGTTTTTTCCTTATCAGGTTTAAGCTTATCTGTCTCTTCAGTATCAAGAATCTCAGTCCCCGTATCACTATCAATCTTTTTTACCGGTTCCTTTATCGGTTTTGATTCTTGAACCGGTTCTATTGGATTTTGTGCATGCTTTTTAAATATATCTCTTGCATAAATCTTCGGCATAAACATACCCCTTTTAAAAAATCCCACCAAAGTAGGGGAACCATTCATTTTCATTAGGATTATTGCTTGGTGTTTCCATTTCTGTAACATTATTCGATGTCGATCGAATTAACTTTTCATATGGCATTTGCGCATCATGCTTCGTATACGACTTGACAAAACCTTTTATATAAACTAAAAATACTTCTCGTCCGTCGCTCATAGAGTTATACTCTATGTTCAAAACAGACTCATATGGGAATACGGTTTTATAAGCAATATAAAATTGCTTAATTTTTGAATTTTTAAAATCCATATCTATAAATATAACTCTTTTTTAGGATAAAATGAACAACGATTTTATTGAAACAATAAACAAAGTGTTTGATGAAACAGAATCAACTTTATCAAATAAAAACAACGACGATGTTTTCGCTGTATTGGAAGAGGAACTGACACAGATTATCCTCGATTCCAGCAAGAATGTCAACGAAGTTACCATAGAAACATCGTCGTTTCAACGGTTTCGCAATGCCGTTGACTTTATCTCGCATCCTGCTGGACTCGGGTTTTCAACTCTGTACGAATTTCCCAGACAATACCAGTACTTACGTGATTTTTACGCACTATTATGCCCTCAGTGCAATATCCCCGCACTCAAATCCGAAGTCTCATATGATTGCTGGGGGATGTCTCCGGCACAATTGCAAGACCAAGTCTTGTTCGAAGAACAACCCGATGGGATCTATTTGTGCCCAAAATGCAAAAAAACCCACCAAGACTACAACATTGTTGTCCCCCAAACACTTATCGGATTAGCGGGCATGCGAAGCGGAAAAAGCATTCTCGCCGCAATGATTCTCGTTTATGAATTACATAAAGATTTATTAATTGATAATCCACAAAAACAGTGGCGACTAGCACCAGGACAACGTGTGGATTATACATGTGTTTCGACAAAAGTCGAACAAGCCGAAGGCACCATCTTTTCCGCAATTTCTAATATGCATGAAAATAGCCCATGGTTTAAAAAATACAATACAGTCTTAATCGAACAAGCGCGATCGCAAGGCGTACCACTCGATCGTGTTTATGTAAAAAATCTTACGGAAATTCGTTATGCGCATAAACATCTTCACGTGGAGTTTGCTGGTACGAACTCCGCAGGATTGGCCGGCAAAACCCGAAAAGTCGTCATCATCGACGAGATCGGTCGCATGATACAGACTGAGTCGCGTATGGGTGTTGATGCGGTATATGATACCCTTGACCGATCGCTACTAACACTATCTGATTTTGGAAGTAAGCTCATATGTATTTCCTCACCGTGGCTCAAAAATGATAAAATTATGCAATTATACCAAAATGCTATTCTCGCAAACAATCCACGTGTGCTTGCGTTCTGTCACCCAACATGGGATTTTAACCCCTTATTTCCTCGTGAACATCCTAAAATTGTTGAAGCGTTTCAGCAAAACCCCGTCAACGCTCGTCGCGACTATGGATGCGATCCACCGGGTGCCTCAGACCCCTGGTTACCGGATGAATGGCGAATTGATGAATGTATTGACGAAAAAAACGAGCCTCTCTTTCAAGTCCGCGATACGACATCTCTTGTATCTATTGATGGAAAACGCATTGAGATGGTCGCGAAACATGTCATATTTACAAATTTTCTTACAACTAAAAATATTGTCATTGCTTGCGATCCAGGACATTTACGCGACAGTTTCGGAATGATTGTCGCATACATCAAACCGGTTCAAACACCAAACAATGATATAGAATATCATATGTTCGTTGGGCAATCACTTGCGTGGGTCCCGCAATCAAATCCCCGTCGAGAAGTCGATTTCCGCAATGTCATTGACGTTATTAAGAAACTTGCAAATTTTTGGCACGTAGACTATGTTGCGTATGATCAGTGGCAATCAACACCACTAATCCAAGATTTACGATCAAACAATATTCGATCGGGGAAAGAAAGTCTCACCAAAGACGACTGGGATAGCCTTGCAACGTTGTTTTACACAAAACAAATTCACCTGTTACATCCTAAACACGGATATGGAGCCGAACGATTAATTTTTGAATTAAAAAACCTACAACTCAAAGGCGGCAATCGTATTGATCATTCGCCAACATCATCAAGTGATATTGCCGTTTGTCTTGCGCGTGCAGCAAAAATCCTTCTCGGGGCAACATCATCACGAAAAATTCCTTATATTATGCAAGAATCTCATAACCCATTCCATGGACAAGTAATCCGATTTCGGAGGTAAATAATGCACAGTTTAGAAATACTTCATGCATTAAACGCAAAATACGATCGCCACTGTACGACATGCTTGCGGCCATATACGGAAGAAAATGCGTATACAATTGTTAAGAAGTATACGCTCGAATTTAGTGGCCTACACATCCAACTATGCGGAAAATGCGCATCGATAGCAGCACAGACAATACATCTTCATGAAGTACAATAGATAAACACTTGTATTTCCATGATTAAATATAATAATATCCTTGCGTGGCGAGAAATTGTACGTATCACGGATGCAGTATGCCGTCGATACAATCTCACCTACGGTGATATTATTCCAGAAACGGATTTACGCGTACGATATTATGGCGAAGCTCGTGCATGCGATATTTGCGTCAAAAATCTTCGCCCTGAACGATGTCGAGAAAAAACAATAACCATACGTATTCATCGATACAAAAAACCTCATATTCCATTGTCCAATACTACAATTATTCGCACACTGGCGCATGAGCTTGCACATCTCGATCCACGGTGTTGGCATCACTCAAAAGAACACAAACATCTTACAAAGGAAATTATTCAATTTATAAAAAATGAGATAATTAAATAATACTGGTTTTCTTACATGCTAAAACGAGTCTCCATTTCCATAATAATGGAAAATAATGAAAATAATACCGCAATCCACGTTACTGGCGAATCTGTACCAAATCGAAAAAATAATATGTTATGTACTACAATAACATATTATTTTAATTTCAATGATATGTCCCGAGAAACAGATCATTTCCAAATACAGAAGTTTTTTACAAATGAAAAAGATTTTATCGATTTTATTTTTTTATTTGTTGAAGATTCACAAAACAAAAATTATACTATAACACAATTCCACACAGAAAATATTCCCAATCATTGGAATTTATAGGATATGAATTTAAAAAATTCCATATTAATTTTTGATGGAAACTACATTGTACATCGAGCATGGCATGCGTACAAAGACCTTTGTACATCAGAGCATGTCCCCACAGGGATTCTCTACGGATTTTTCAAAACCTTGTTTTCACTATGTGTACAAAAAAAGTATGTTATTCCACCGGAAGATATTTACGTTGTATGGGACCACAAAGATAAAGCACGAACACAACGTATGCGTGAATTTATCGCAACCATAGATTACGATGACCCCATATTAAAAAATTTTAAATCTTTCGAATACAAAGGTCATCGAACAAAAGACATCAGCGACGAACAAAAACAACAATACCGTGAATCCTTTTATCCCCAACTCAACATCTTACAAAAAATTATTCCCCAATTAGGGATTAAAACATTCCGCATCCGCGGCATTGAAGGTGATGATCTTATCGGTGTTCTTTCACATACATTGTTGAACAACACACAAAAACCCATTGTTATTGTGTCTTCTGATCATGACTTATATCAACTCCTCAACGAACATATTGCATTATACATTTTAAATAAAAATACACTATTTACTAGTGATGATTTTTCTAAACAATATAAAATTACTCCATCACAATGGCCGGATGTTCGCGCATTGTCAGGAGACCCCAGTGATGGAATTCCCGGCGTACCCGGTATTGGGTTGAAAAAAGCACTAAAGCTGATTCAAACATACACAACCGTAGACAATGTTATTCAAGCAGCACACACCGAACAATCGGCAACATGGAGCAAAATCAAAGCACACGCACGACAGATTCAATTTGCGAAACATATGAGTATCATTATTACGGATCCGACACATTTTGACAAAAACGATTATGAGGCGTTTCAACAACAATATAATCACCAACCAACAATTTATTCAGATGAATTCTACAAATTTTGTGAACAATATCAAACATTTAGCCTCAAAAAACCATTTCACATATGGATAGCGAATAATACAACAACACATATTCAGAATGAATTTGTATCTATTGATACAACCATCACCACAAGATCAAAGGGCTCAGAACAAGATCAAAGGGCTCAGACACTTGAAGAACTAACCGCCGTATGGCATACTTGCCAACGATGTCCACGAGCACAGTATCGCACAAAGCCAATTATTTATTCGGGAAATCCAAAAGCATCCATTTTGCTGTGCGGGGAATTCCCCCATATTTCCGAAGATTTACATCATAAATTATTTGCGGGAAATTTGGGGGCGGCACTCGAAAAGCAGCTTCATCCATTGGGGTTCCGAAAAACGGATTTACACATTACGACACTTGTTGCATGTCGAGGAGAAGAAAATATTTCTCCAACACGTTACGAAATTCAAGAATGTTTTCCACGATTACAACAGCAAATTTGCATCGTCAATCCAAAAATTGTTGTTCTGATGGGTGACAAAG